AGCTACCGCAGACGATTTTGAAGTAAGTCTAGGAAACTGGAACGCAGACAAGTCGGGGTATGTCTGGAATGAAGTAGACAACTGGGACGGCAGCCCCGGAGGTGTTTCTATTATTAAGAACATACCTCTACCGTACACTCACCGCTCACAATTTGGAGACGGGTTCTTAAGTACGACTGGAGTTGGTACTGTAGAAGATGCTAATATTATATACAGTTATAAAGTAGACCCGTGTTATAACTCGCAGTCGGACCCTAGCTGTCCTGGGTTTGTAGCTCCAGTACCTGAACTAGTAGATATTTCTACACTGTACGATGCAACTGAAGATTCCGAAATGGAAGAAATGGACACCGATAGATACGATGATGAAGAGCCTGAAGATGAGGATTCTGAAACTGAAGAAGAAAAGGAAAAGGAAGACAGGAAGAAGCGCCTAGAAAGAGCGATGAGTATTGGGGATAACTCAGCTATGTTCGCACAAGGGCTAGCACAGACTCAAATGCTTCAACAAATGAATGCCGCCGTAAACGTATCCACATACCTCAGTAAAACAATACAAGGCGGCGTATACACAGAAACGGTACAATTAGATGGTGGAAATCTACCAGATAATAGAGGGGCTCGAAGAATGAATTGGGCAACTCAAAAATTGCACGAAGAAATGATCGGGATGCAGTATAAGTAATATAATATTACGAAGCACAGAGGAGAATAATATGTTTAAAAGCTTAATTATTATTTTAGCTAGTATTAGCACATTCGCACTAGCAGAAAATACATCAATCAATGGAAGTGTACAATCAAGATGCATTATTAGTACAGACACAGAAGGAACGTATGGAAACCCCAATGCGTATACATTGACAACAGCGGTGTCGGATGGAGGCGTATTAGCAGTAACTCGTTTTGATGTAACATTAGCAGACGCATACTACGCACAGATTACTGCCCCAAACTCGTTCTCAACTAGCCCTTCTTTACCAGATACGGTAACTTGGACAGGAGATACAGTAGTTAAGGCAATCTCTGATTCTACAGGTATGGCGGATTATGAAACTAATAAAGTTGAATTCGATTATACTGATAAGTATGATATGACTGCTACTGGGTCCACCTGGTTTAAGACTACTTCTGCTGCGACAATGGGAGGATCTAAAGCGTATGCAGGGGGATCTTATACGTCTCTTGTACTTGCGGAGTGTATTGCTCAGTAAATGAAAAAACTAGCTGTAGTACTACTACTAGTATCGGGGCTATCTTACTCACATGAAATGACCCCCACGTATCCTAAATGGAAGCGCGCCCACCTTAGTGGTATATTAAAAGCTAAAATGGAGTTATTTAATAAACGTAACGATGTGGAGTACTATGAGATAGGAGTGTTCAATAAAGACTTCGAACCGGTACCATTTGTATCGGCCTACTCAGTTATTAAATTAAAATACTTAGGTAAAGTAGTTTTTGACGTTTTTATTAATTCAACAGATAAAAGTAGAGTAGTATATATCTGCTCTAAGTCTAAATTGAGAAAAGAGGACCTAAGGAGAACAGCAGTAGCCTCTCGTATTTGCTCTAAATTTAAAGATTAATATGAAAAAAGCACTACTACTATTAATTACAAGCTCCTCAATATTAGCGAATAGCGGTATAAACTTACAACTTCCTAGCTCTCCTTCTACATATGGGCAAGATAGTTTTAGGACAGGGGATATGGACTGTAAAAATGCTATCGGCGCAGCCACTAATTTTGAGTTTGGAATAACTGGGATTATAGATAATTCTGTAGGTTTGTTTGGAGAAGAAGATAAAGATAATCCTACCACTAAAGACATAGGGCTTTACGCTAGGCTAATAATACCACTGGATGGGCCTAAGGAGCGGATTAACTGTAATACTTTGTATAAATTAGAGCTACAGAAGAAGCGTTTAGAAGTTAGACTTCTAGAGAAGGAACTAGAAAACCTTAAAAGTCTACAGAACAACTTTGAGAATTAATTATGACAGATAAAAACTTAGGGGAGCAGCTTGATAACATAGAGAACTTAAGAAACAAAGAGTTTAAAGTTTTCGGGTTAAAAGCAACCCCCACAACTGCTATTGCTGCTATTACTGCAGTAGGCTCTTTACTGGGTATGCTGTATGGCGGGTTTGTTACGTACCAAAAAGTAGAGGCCATATCAGAAATTGACCCCGGTGCAATATTTAGTGAGTTAGATAAAGTTAATGCAAGAATTAATGAAGCTGAGAAGGACACTAAGGGACTAAAAGAGGATATCAAGAGAGCAGAAGCCACCGCGGATGACGCATACAGGTTTGTTAAAGACGTTAATAAAGATATGAATGACGAGCTCCGAGCTTTTAGAAAGGATGTAAAGGAGATTGAAGACTCCTTTACTAATAAACTACAAAAGGCATTGAATAACCCATTATCAGATATGTAAAGGAGAACCATGGATACAGAGACAAAAAAGTTAGACCACCAACTTGCGGAAGAGAGTATGGATAACAGCTGGAAAGATGAGGCAATAGTACTTGTATTCTCCTTCCCAATCGTTATGAACTTCTTAGCACCTATATTTAGTGAAGTGACTCTAACACAAGCGTGGGAAAATTTAGGAAAGGCACCAGAATGGTATACTACGATCGTAGGTATACTAGTACTGGTTATCTTTGGATTAAAAGCTGTAGTATACAAGGTAGCTGACAAGCTGTTAGACACGCCTAAAAAATGTAACTGCAAAAAATAGGAGAAAGTATGTTTGGATTACCAATCGAAGCAATAAGTATGTTAGGCTCTACCGCAATGGGCGGTATGATGAAAATGTGGGGGCAGGCGCAAGCCGATAAAGCTGAACAGCATAAAATGTTGTTACAGAAGAATACTCAGATTGAGCAGGGTGTGAATAATGCACGACAAATGCAGAACCCAAATGCTGCGTGGATTAGACGATTCATCGTAGTGTTTAGCCTTTTAGCAGGAATCGGAATTGTATTCATGGCACCAATTATGGGGATGCAAACAAACGTCCCAATCGAGGTGACAGAAGGATTCAAGTTTTTATTTATTGACACTACACATACCTTTACGGAATACATTGCTTTAACAGGTTTTGTAACTCCAGAATGGTTACCTGTAGCTATAATGAATATTATTGGTTTCTATTTTGGATCTGCAGCTATGAAAAGATAGGCTTTATAAGTCTATCTCTACCACCTAAGAAATTTGATATTGACAAATTATGAAAACCTGGTATAATTCTATACTTGTCAATATCGACAAATCTTAAATATAGGAGAAATATATGGTAGATAAAATTATGGGATGGATCAAATCCGCAACTGAAGCCGGAGTAGCATTAATTGCTCTAGCAATCGTTTTACAAGTAATCTTTGGCGGAACTGTACCGTTCATTGGTGGAGATGTTATCGGAACTATTACTGGTATCATCACTAACCTGGGCAACGCTGGATTAGTAGGATTAGCGTCGCTTGCAGTAGTGTACCACATCTTTACTAAAGACTAAATACACCCAAAAGCCTTACATTAGTAGGGCTTTTTAACCTAATTTATAAGGAAATATTAATGCTAGAAATAAGCAGAGATGATGTGGTATCAACAGAATTAGTTGAGTACCCAAAAGATGAGAGGTTTATAAAACTCCCAATCCAACAATATATGGAACTTTTAGGGATAACCCCTATTGCATCTCAAGTTGCGCTAATCAATGCACTTAATAATCCTAGATACAGATTTGTTGTAGCAGCACTGTCTAGACGACAAGGTAAGACTTATATAGCAAACATAATCGGGCAGCTTGTAGCACTCGTGCCGGGCACAAACGTGCTAATCATGAGCCCGAACTATTCACTTTCACAGATTTCATTCGACCTACAACGAAATCTAATTAAACACTTTGACCTAGAGGTAGCCCGCGACAATGCCAAAGACAAAATAATCGAGTTAACCAATGGAAGCACTATTCGTATGGGATCAGTCAATCAGGTGGATAGCACCGTTGGTAGGTCTTATGATCTTATTATATTTGATGAAGCGGCTCTAGGAGATGGAGGCATGGATGCGTTTAACGTAGCCCTAAGGCCTACACTAGATAAACCTAATAGTAAGTGTATCTTTATCTCAACCCCTCGTGGTAGAAATAACTGGTTCTCAGAATTTTATCAACGTGGATTTAATGACGAGTATGACAACTGGGTGTCTCTTAGAGCGACATACCACGAAAACCCTAGAATTTCGCAGAAAGATATCGATGAAGCTAAGAAAGGTATGTCAAAGGCTGAGTTCGAGCAAGAGTACTTAGCCTCTTTCAATACTTTCCAAGGACAAGTTTGGGATTTCAATTACGAGGAATGTGTGGCAAACTTGGAGGAACTAGATACTTCCAAGATGGATGTGTTCGCAGGGCTCGACGTAGGTTATCGTGATCCTACTGCATTCTGCGTTATTGGGTATGACTGGGACGCAGAAACATATTATATTTTAGATGAGTACATGGAGGCTGAGAAGACCACCGAGCAACATGCAGAAGTTATTCAAGGATTGATTAATAAGTGGGATATAGACGCAATCTACATCGACTCCGCAGCTCAACAAATGCGTTTCGATTTAGCCCAGAATTACGATATTTCGACTATCAATGCAACTAAGAGTGTGCTGGATGGTATTGCGGCTGTAGCCACGATTGTGGATAATGACAAATTGATCGTGGATCAAAAGTGTGACCACACTCTAAGGGCGTTAGATCAGTACCAGTGGAACCCTAACGAGAATCTGCTAACAGAAAAACCTATACATAATATGGCATCACATATGTCAGATGCCCTGCGTTATGCCTTGTATACGTTCGTAGCTTCGGACATAACGTTTTAGGGTACACCAGATCAAAAATACCTCTTGACTTTTCTGTTGTAATTTGATATAATTCCCCATATAAAGAGAAATTTTAAGAAATCAACCTATGAGTGAACTTAAACGCGATAAGATTAAATACATAAGAGACCGAGCAAAGTCAGCTTATGTAAAGGACGAGGAATGTTACATCTGTGGTGGAAACGAGTCTTTGGACTTTCATCACTTTTTAAGTGTGACGGAACTTCTTAATAAGTGGATTAAAGAGAAGAAACTAGTTATATCGACTGCGGAAGATATGATGGATATGAGGGATGAGTTTATTGAGGCACACCATAAAGAAATTTATGATGACACAGTTACTCTCTGTCACAAACATCATTTAAAACTGCATTCTATATATGGCAAGAAACCTGCTTTAGTCACTGGCCCCAAGCAACAACGCTGGGTAGAAAAAAGAAGAGTAAAAGAATATGGGATTATTTAAAAAATGGGTTCAGAAACTGAATCCATCACAACCGCAAATAGCGGCTGCTCAAGGGCAGCAAGGGCCTTTGGCACCTTCATTGCCCTATGAAAGAGCGTATGAAAGATTAGAAGTAGTTAATCGCGGTGTTAATATGGTTGTTGATGCAGCATCACAAATTAATATAGATGTAGGGGACAAAGAAGCATTTCCTGGAGTAGCAACTATTAGACATAAAAAGCTAGTAACTCTACTTAACAGGAACCCTAACCCATATCAATCAGCAGATGCTTTCAGGAGAAACATCTTCTTAGATATGATTATGGATGGTAATGCTTTTATGTATTATGATGGTGCAAGTTTATACCATCTACCTGCCGAGAACGTTACTATTACTCCAGATAAGAAAACATTTATCAAAGGGTATGATTATAACGGAACTAAATACAAACCTGATGAGATTATACATATTCAAGATAACTCATCAGATTCAATATATCGAGGTAAGTCAAGATTAAGCTCAGCTAAACGCTCAATCAACTTGTTATACGATATGAAAGACTTCCAGATGAACTTCTTCAAAAATGGAGCAGTTCCTGGCTTAGTACTAAAGACACCAAATACTCTTAGTGCTAAAGTAAAAGACAGACTAATTAATTCTTGGGCACAGAAGTACAACCCTAAGAGCGGAGGCAGAAGGCCTTTGGTTTTAGACGGGGGTATAGAGATAGACAATATCTCTAATGTGGATTTCAAGAAGTTAGACTTTGAGGATTCAGTAACTAATTTAGAGAGTACTATTTTAAAAGTTATTGGAATCCCACCAATTTTAATGGATGGTGGTAATAATGCAAACATTAGACCCAACCAGAAATTAATGTATCAAGAGACCGTTCTACCTTTAGTTAGAAAACTGATTAGTGGTTTAGAGCGATATTTTGGTTATGACCTTGCAGCAGCACTAGAAGACCTCTCGCCCTTACAGGCAGAGTTAGACGAAAAAGCAAGATACTACAGCACTTTAGTTAACGGCGGAGTACTTACTCCAAATGAAGCTAGAGACGCATTAAGATTAGAGAAGATAGAAGGTCATGATGACATACGCATCCCGGCAAATATTGCGGGAAGCGCAAGCAACCCTTCTGAGGGCGGAAGACCTCAGGGAAACGAGGAAAATGATGAATAAAAAGTTTGAAATTAACTCATTGTTTGATGTGGTAGAGAAGGACGGTAAGTCTGATACTCTAACAATCAAAGGTTACGCAAATACTGTTTCCAAAGACCGATCTGGCGATGTAATCGTTAAGGAAGCTTGGGAAAAGGGTGGTATGGATGATTATCTAAAAAACCCTATTATCCTTGCTTTCCATGACTATTCACGCCCGGTAGGTACCACTGTTGATTACAATGTAACTGACAAGGGACTGGAAATTGTTGCAGAAATTAGTAAAGCTGCAGGTGAAGTGTATAACCTAATCAAAGATGGCGTTTTAAAAACATTTAGCGTTGGTTTTAGCATCAAAGATGCGGACTATGAGAAGGACGTAGATACGTTTTTCATTAAAGATTTATCTTTATATGAAATTAGTGTAGTATCTGTGCCCGCTAATCAAGACTCTACTTTCTCTTTAGCAAAGTCGTTTGAAAATGTAGATGAGTATAACTCATTTAAGCAATCATACGAAATTGTAGAAGCAAAAGAAGATTCAAAAAAGGAAGAGAAGGAACCTTCTCAGGATAACATTCTTAAGGAAATTAATATGGATAAGAAAGAACTACAGGATATGATGGCTAAGTCTGCTACAGCAGCATTAGACTCATACAAAGCTGAAGTTGCTGAGAAGGCTGAGAAGTCTGCAGCAGAAGCTACACTTAAATCAATTGAAATGGGTAAAACCAAAGCAGAGAAAACTGCCGAGGCTTTAGAAGCTAAAATTAAAGCAGATGGAGATAACTACTCTAAAGCAATCTCTGAAATGTCAGATGAACTTGCATCTGCTAAAGACGAGATGGCTGCTATGCAGAAATCTAAGATGCAATTCTCAGAAGCTGGATCAGATGCTCCTTCTGCAGATGAGTTAAACTCTGCATTCATTACTGCTAAGATCTTAGGAAAGTCTATCGATCAAACAGAAGTTGGTAAGAAACTAATCGAAAAAGCTACGCGTTTCTCTGACACTGATTGGGAAACTACTTGGAACTCTACAATTTTTGAAGGAATTCAAAATCGTGTTGTAGTTGAGCCACAGTTCCAATCAATTGCTATGAATGCACGTGTTATGAACTTCCCGTTCAATCCAGACACAGGTGCAGATGCTACATGGGTAGCAGGTGGATCGCTTAATGATGGTGATACAGTTGGTACAGCATTTAATGATGCTTCTTCAGGAACTACACAAGCGCACGGCTTAACAGAGGTCACACTGACTGCTTCTAAGCTAGCGACTCGTGAGTACATTGGTTACGAAGAAGAAGAGGATGCATTAATCCCAGTTGCTGGTATCGTTCGTGATGCTATCATCCGTCGTATGGCTCGTACATCTGACGCTTCTATCTTAGGTACAGGTGTTGCAGCTCCATTTACAGAGCTTGAAGAGTTAGCTGGTGGCCATGCTAGTAATACAGTAACTACTGGTTCTGCTTCAGACTTAGTTTCTGTTGCTGAAATCTTAACTGCTCGTAAGAACATGGGTCAGTGGGGAATGAATCCTGCAGATTTAGTTGTATTCTTGTCTCAAGCAGCGTACTACGGTTTACTAGATGCAACTGAGGTTACTACAGTAGATAAGTACGGTGATAACGCTACAATTAAAGCTGGTGAGTTAGGTAAACTATGGGGAATGTCTTTAGTTGTTTCTGATGCTTTCGAAGCAACAGCTACAGGTAAAGCACAAGGAATTATTGTTAACCCTAATAATTACTTAGTAGGTAACTACCGCAACATGACAGTTGAGACAGCTACAGATGTAGTTGCACAACAGAAGGCTATGGTTGCAACCCGTCGCTTTGGCTTTATAGCTAAAGAGGCTGGAGCAGCTAGTAAGGCTTCAATGGCGTTAATTAAGTTCGGCTAATACTGACTTAACTAATAGTTGAAATAAAACTGGTTAGGGTAATGCCTAGCCGGTTTTTATAAGTGAATTAAGGAATTGAAATGGCAGATTTATACACAGTTAGTGAGTACAAAGCATATGCTGGTATTAATAGCACTACTCGCGACTCAGAAATAAATCTATTAAGAAGCCAAATTAGTGCACTTATAAAAACCTACTGTGGGCGTAGTTTCATAGATAACTACAGCACAGCAAAGACAGAATACTTCGACACTACCGGTGGCGATACTTCTGTTTTCCCAACTGAACTACCTATCGTAGAAGTAGTACAGTTATTTGAGCGTAAAAACTCAAAGACAGATAAAACAACTGTCGAAAACAACCACGCAGATAGTAATAATTACTATCTCTTAGAATCAGGTACTGCACAATGTACTATTTCTTCTAATACTACTGAATCGACTTGTATTAATAATGACACTTTCACAGGGTCAGGCTTAAATGATCTAACAATCACTGGATACAACGCAAATACGTCGTCAGGTGAGATTGGACGTAGCTATAAAGTACAAATTGATGGTACAGGAACTCCAGACACGTTTAAATGGTCTCGTGATGGAGGGAATAATTGGAAAGAAACGACTGTAGCAATAACAGGTTCTAGTCAAACTTTAGAGGGCGACATAGCTGTAACTTTTGCAGCCACTACTGGACATACGAGCGGAAATGCATGGGCATTTACGTCTGAGAGATGGACCGGTGAATGTAGTGATACATCTTATACAACACAAGCAACTTGCGAGTCAGCAGCAGAATTTTGGACTGCAGACAGACAATATGAAATAGATGCTGAAGGACAAGAAATTACTAGAAATATTATTAGTTTCCCTAAAGGCCCTAAATCTGTAAAACTTGTGTATAAAGGTGGGTTCTCCTCTACTCCAGCAGAATTGAAGCTAGCTTGCTACGATTTGACTACTTACTATTTAAAGAAAGAATCAACTCCAGCAAAGTCTATGCCAGGCTCGGATATTAAAAATATCTCACGCAGCCAGTCGCTTCACTCTGAATTCCCCCCACACATAAAACGTATCTTGGAGCATTATAGGCATATTA